ACAGGTTCTTTTAATACAGATGCGAATAAAATAGATGAATCTATATCATTCTTAGTTAGACCAATTAGAGTACTTAATAAATATCAAGTTAAAATTGGTGAAAGAATGACTTTAAGTTCCTCATCACCTCAATACAGTTCTATTAATGGTAATTATTTTTCTCAAAGTATTGGTGGTAAGTATGGTGTATTTGCATACAATATGCCTAATGCAAGAGCATCCGAAGGATATTACATTAGAGCGACTAACCCCGATACTAACCCACCTTATGCACCTATAACTTATAATGCAACTGTTGATGGTGTACACCAACAAATATATTCTAGTGCTAATGATTCATTAACTATATTTAATCCTACAGAAATAAAATATACAGATTCAACATATAAACTTCCATCATTAAACAATAAAGTAAACAGAATACTAATTAGTGAAAATACTTTACAACACTATAGAGCAGATGCTAACAGAAGAAGAAGTGAAGTTGAAGGGGAAAATAAAATTACAAGAAAAGACTTTACAGTACAACCAAGATTTAGCCAATCATTACACCCGAAGGGTCATAAAAACGATGTATCTTATAATAAAGGCGACCATACAGGAGAGTGATTAGATGGGGCGTTTAATTAAAAATACTAATGATGGTAGAGCCGAAACATTCTCTACTATTTTGAATCGTGTACGCAAACCGTCATTCGTAGATAACGGAGTATATATTGGACAAGTAAGTAAAAATAATGATAATCAAGTCATACCTTTCAAAATAGAGTATGAAGGAAATTTTTCATTTCAAATTATGCCGGACACTACATATTCAATAATTGAAGGAGAATCATATTTACAAATAAATCACAAAAGTACAGATGGACATACAAGTACTTTAGTACCATTCTTTAACGATGAAATTATTTCTAACTCTAATAAACCTAAATTATTGTACAATGCTAACAATCCATCACAAAGATTAATCCCTTCAACTATAGATGGTAATATAATTAATTTACCAAACATGAAAAATAAATCTTTAACAGACATTGGATTCACAAATAAAGAAATTAGATTAGGGCAAATGGTAGATATAGGACTTAGAACTACTGATACGGCTATTAGAATTGGAGAGAGTATTACTAATAGCAGTTTGACAAGTGTAAATATATCTAAAAATAACATTAAAAGTAAAACAGATAGAAAACATTCTATGCGTTTTGTTGCTAAAGATTTTAACAATGTAAATATTATGACGGCATTAAGATTTTTAGGTAGACATGATACTCGCATGGTTATGCTAGATAGATTCGGTAATATGTTATATGTACCAATATCATTTAGTGAATCTAATAAAGTGATAGACCCTAATTTAAAAACAGGTTCAAACTCAACTGATAAAATAGAAAATATCCCAAACAGAATAACTATCAAAGGTATACCTATCGCACTTAATGATTCTGTAATAGTGACTTTAAATGACACTGAAAGACAAAGCGGTACTAATGGTGAAGTTATAGAAGGTGAAACTATATTAGATGCTACTGTAAATAATTCTAATGCAGCAAGAAGAGTTGGTAGACAAATACTCCGTTCTAATAATTTAGAAAGCGGTACTATAGTTAGTGAAGGACAAATCAATGTGACAGAATTAAGACCCGGTATGACAGTAGATTATGGGGGTACTCAACATGTCATTACAGAAATTACTCATTATCCTATAGAAAAGAAATCCGATATAGTATTATTAACTGTTGATACAGGTCTTGAAGGAGTACTGCAAGGGATTAATGAAAGTATGACTATGGAAGATAATCAAACAAATCCTTCTACTTTTATACAGAATATTAAAGAAAATATATCTATGTTCGGTAGATTACAAATTAGAACTATAGTAAGAGTCACGCAAAGAGGGGTTGATACTACGGCTTTTCTTATAGGAGGTGTTAAAGGAAATAACACTAGAGGACTAATAGGGAAGAGTGGTTTACCTATAGGTATGAATAAATCACAAGAAGTTTAAGAGGAATACACATGGCTATCTCAAATGCTTTAAAAAATACTTTGTTAAATACTATTAAGACGAGTATCACTTCTATGGTACTCGGTTTTGATGGTACACCTGCTACAAATGATGACGGTAGTGCTGGTAGACCTGCAATTACTTTAACTCCTATAGTAACCCAAATAGATGAAACAACACTACTGATAGAAGCATCGCTACCTATCAATGAAAGTTTTACAGATACAATAAAAGAAGTAGTATTATTAGGTACTAATGAAATAGGACAGTTTTATTTAATAGGTAGATATAATACTAGACCCATAGTGAAAACTACACAGAATGAAGTTAAAGTAGAAATTAGCATAGAGGTGGTATAATGACAGGAAATCCAATATCGGGGCATACAAATCACAACATGACACTTAGTGGAACGGCACAACCTGTAGATGGTTTAACCGATGGTGACCATATCACATCTGCTACTCTTACAAATCTCCTTGAAGGAGTGCATGGAAACGGTATAATCTTAGAAGAAGATACCGCTAAAGGTGCGGGTACGAGATTACAACCGGAGAATTTACCGGGTATATGTGAAAGAACAGGTGCTAATACTTTTACTGTTGCAGGTGGTACTGCCATATTAGATGGATTAGTATACACCTTTGCAGGTGGTTTTGGTAATAGTACAACATATACTATTACTGCGGCAGATACAGAAGGAAGCAACACCGCTTTAACATCGGGTCAAGAAGCCGTAGTAGTGGTATACTTAGCGGCTGATTCATCAGTAAATCATGTAAAAATGGAAGTAGGTTCTGCTATCACTACTGGTACTAACAACTACCCTGTGACACCAAGTGCTTTTTTGAATAATCCTTCTTCTACAGATAACGAGCAAAGTATTGTATTATGTGTTTTAAGAGTAATATATGACGCAGGTGGTGGAGACTTAAAGGTAAACATATCGGAAGTAAACGATAAGCGTATATTCGTAAGACCTACACCTATTTACTTCACTCCTGTAGTAGATGGTGCGGTAGGTGCTACAGATGCCGTGGACTCCCATACTGACTTAGATGCTTTCCATTCGGGTAATGCAGGGGGTAATTTTTCCGCATCAAGGTTAGGTGGCATGTGGATGGGTCGTGGTAGTCAAATAGGTAGTACTGTAGCGGGAGATAGTACAAAAGATGTACTATACTTTAGCGGTACTCATGCGGCGAGATATAGCCGTTCAGTATTCGATAGAGTGCTTACAAGTACTGCTTCTTCGATAGACCTTACATCTACAGATGCTAATGTACTCGTGCTTAATCCCACCGGAGGTAATTTTACCATCACTACAAGCGGTCCATTCCCTGCGGGATATATAATCGAGATAAAGAATACTCATGGTTCTAATACAGGTACATTCGCTCTAACCAATTCTACTACATCAGCAATAGATGATACTGCTGGTGCTGACGGTGGTTATGGTAGATTTGTATGTACGGTGAGCCATGCCACCGACCCAACCTTTGTTCGCTTACTGTAAGTCTATTTTAGATAGTATATTCATAACTTCTAATATAGCATCTGCTTCAAAATCAAGACCTTTTATATCTGTTGTAAACTCATGAAGTTTAAGGTCATACGATGCAGTATGCGACATATCATTATTTAAATATAGATTAACAAATCGCTCAACATTACCAATACAATCTTCTTCATATTGGTTATCTGCTATTTCATGTAATTTTTCAAATAAAGATAATCTATGGTCTTCTGTTTCAATATTAGGAATCTCCATTCCCTCGCCCTCTTCTATTATGGTTTCTTCGGCCATAACTTAGGGTATGTCATACCACACTTAAGGAGATTGGTGAGTAAAAAACAAATAGGGCTAATCAAAAAATAGTAGTAAAAATTATTCTCATAATACTTTCACTGTTATTTTATTTCATAGCCGAGTCTTGCCAAAAGTGACCGCATTCTTTACATTGAAGTAAAGTGAAACGCTCACGCTCACCATCAAGATAACGAGCAGTAATTCTTCGTGCTATGTGTTTATGGCTACAAGCCCTACACTTTACTTTAAGCCTATCAATCAAGCGACCCATGCTTACTCCAACGGTCTTCTTGCTACTATGTCGTCTATCCTTAGAATAGAGTTAGTGACTTCACTTGCACTCAATACTGCTTGACGGACAAGTTCAGTAGGCTCAAAGACACCCATAGATGCTAAGTCCTTTACCCCGCCATCTTCTACATTCGGTCCAAAATTGACATTACCTCTAAGTATCTCATGTCTCATAGCGAGTATGGTATCTAATGGGTCATGTCCGGCATTCTCGGATATAGTGGCAGGTATGACTTCTAATGCGTCTGCAAAGGCTTCTATAGCCATCTGCGCTCTACCACCTATCTGTGCGGCGTGTTGCCTCAAATGAGATGCCATACGAGCATATGCTATTCCACCACCGATAACGAAGTTCTTGTTCTTTAACACTAAAGATACTACACCGAGTGCATCATCGAATCCTCTCTCTACTTCTTCAAGTGTATGACTTGTTGCACCACGAAGAATTAGTGTTGCTTCATTATGTTCATTATCACTTTCAACAAACAGATACCATACATCATTATGCTTTTCACGCTTAATTGATGCTATGGAAGATTCTTCTATTTCATCCGGTGTTTGATATATAGTCGCACCTGTAATTCTTGCTAATGCTCTAAGAGATGATTCGGGTACACGGCGTACTACCATAATACCATTCTTCTTTAGATACGCACATACATGGTCGTTTACTGCATCACGAACAAACACTACACCACCTTTGGGTAATGCTTCAACAATGTTCTTTGCGAGTGAAATTAATGTTGTTTTACCCGACGCTTTGTAAGACTGAAATGACTTTGCATCAAGTTGAACTTGAATATTATCTTCATTCTTTTCATTCTCAAGACCTGTGTTAATGAGTAGTAGATTACTGTATGTATCTTCACCATCCAATACATAATCCTTGTTTACAATACTTCCATTGTAAAGGTATGAGTCCTCAAGTGAGCCACCGGGGAATGATACTACTTTTACGCTTTCTGCATCACCCGCTTTCTCTACTGCTGATACGCATAGTTCTGCTACGGTATCAATAGCATTCTCTAATGTCTTACCTGTAATAGCCGTTTTAGCAACTGATACCAATGTATCTCTTTTCTTATTAGATAAAGAAATTTCATCGTTAAGGTAATTTATAGCCATTTGAGTAGCCTCATGATAACCACGACATATTACATTCGGGTGTAGACCACGCTCAAACAATGCTTCGCTATTAGCCAACAATTGCCCTGCAAGAATAACAGTACTTGTAGTACCGTCATAGCATAGGCTTTCTTGGGTCTTAGCGACCTCAACAATCATCTTACCACCGGGATGCGATACATCAAGTTCACGCAATATAGTAGCACCGTCATTGGTGACTATTACATTTCCGTGTCCATCTAACATTAGTTTATCCATACCCATAGGTCCAAGCGTAGACTTTACCGTTTCCGATACTGTTTTTGCTGCCCTTATGTTATGTATCTGTGCTTTACTTTTCTTACTCTCTATTTCTGTCATCACCAATCAACCTCTATTGTATTTATTTCTCCTGTTTCTAAATTCCTCGATTTGATATAACCCTCACTTTTACCAAAATTATACAAATCGAATGTAAGTTGAGCATCACTTAGACAATACTTTGCTACATCGTCGTACTGCCCTGCCCTCCATGCTATAGGGGCATCCTCACTGTTCATTAACTTATTGTCCTCTAAAGTGGTCTTTGTGAGTATTCCTAATGATGTATCTATCTTACCGACACTTGATGCGGCCTTTTGAACAAGATGCTTAGTATCAATAATACTTTCAGCCTTACCTAATAAATCACCCGCAGTATAACAATCAAGAGAATCACGAAGTACGGGTAAATCAAAACCCTTTATGTTATGGCCTATGATTTTCCCACCCTTCTCTACATGGTCGGCTAAGTCTTCTCCGAGTGTACGGGGGTGTAATGCCTTTACTGTGGCATCTATATCTAAACTTTTATTACAATATATAGTACCATTATCGCCATCCCAAGTAGCAACTACCGAAGGGTCAAATGAAGCGGTTTTATCCCAACCACCTATCTCCCAAGAATAATTACTTGTTTCAATATCTAATGCTAATATATCACTCATGTTTCTTCGCACCCTTTCTACGGAGATAAACTCTTCCACCACTCATTTTCCGATTGAATAGTTTACTTGAATGGTCTTTAAAGTGCCTTTCTACTGTACTTTTAGAGACACCCACATTATCCATATACATTCGCCACATGGATGCTTGCCTTCTCCAACCATCACCTTGACCGTCAATTTCATAGCCTGTGCATTCATTGTATACCTTGAGCATATCTTCATGGATTTTACTTTCTTTACCTTTATTACCACCAATCTCAACTGAATCTTCCAACCAAGATATAAGATTCTTGAATAAGTCAAGAAGTATATCAAAAGCCATATCTACATGTTTAGCAGTTATCTTCCATTTGTTATCTAATACCGCCATATGGAGGGAGATAATACCGAGATAATTTTCTACCGCCGGAGTAAAGGATGCTACAATCTCGGACATACCGGCTGACATGTTTCTTAGCAAATCAAATATCTCATCGGATGCTTGATAGAGAGCAGTTTCATAATCATCATCAGCACTAAACATATCCCACATGTGCGCCTGTGCTACCTCTTCTTGTTCTTCACGACTCATTTCTGTCCATACTGTAAATGATATTTCTGCAAAATTAAGTAGTCTATCTCTTACTCTCTTTTCTGTACTTTTAAAATAATCGTATATATCATCCTTAGTCAAATCAGTTTCAATAGGTTTCTTCCAAAAAGTTCCAAGTCTTGTATTACTTACATCTTGCCTCATATCCATATCCCAATGTGACCAATAAAGTAATACACGCTGAAAAATACCTTTAGTGAGTACATATTCTTTAACACCCTTTGGTGGGTATGTAGTAATCCAAAGTGAAACCAAAGATTCACATTTAACTATATCTCCCTTCATAGGTTTAGTTAATACATTTCCACCACTACCTACTGAATTGCATGCGGTTTGAAGATAAAGTACTGTTTCTTGAGAGTGTTTACCCGGATTAAGAATGATTGACCCTTCATCCACATTCAATCCTTTTCGCCCTTCTAATAAACCTTTGACCTTTTCAGTACCGACTTGTTGTTTAGTTTTTTCATCATATACGGGTTTATTAGAACCTATCAAACCTGCATCTGTACCTGTAGAATAAAATTCATAATCAAGTTCTGCATTCTTCATTACATCTCCAATAAAGTTCCATGCAACGGATTTACCTGTTCTTGACGGTTGAATCCAAAATACATGCACTCTTGGGTCAAGGTGTGAATCCCCCGTAGGTATTCTTACATATGGTAGTAATGCTTGCCCTTGAATGAAAAAGAAGGAAAGTAAACCCGGTATCTCATTCTTCATTGAAGTTTGAGAAAAATGGTGTAAGTATGCCTCTAATGTATCAAATCTTTTTAACGCCTCGTAATTCTTGTAATTCATATTATCATCTTCCTTTTCTTTAACAGTTTATATATTAAATTTTATTTTCTAACCCTTCTTTCCTGTCGAACTTCCTCTTCACTCGTTAATACTTTAATTATTAATTTTCTTCGCACTTCGCCAAGTCCTTTAATTTTCTTTAGTGATTCGGGAAAGCACATCTCTTCTATGCTACCGCACTTCTCAAGTATTCTTTCTGCTATTTCAAGTCCTATACCCGGTATAGTCATTATCATATCTAAGCGTAAATCATTACTCCCAACCCTGCGTATAGTTTGCGCCCCATGCCTACTTGCGGGTTTGTGTAGTTTATCGTGCAACTTTACAATGAACTGTGCGGCCTCACTTGTGTTTGTTGTAAAGAATACTTGGCAATCAAAATCAGCCATGATTCTTGCCATGTACCCTGTGAATGTTTCTTGTAATTGTGATATAGGAATGTTAGAGTTAAATTGGTTTCTCATAAAAGTCGCATGTTTTGAAAGTGTACCATGTACTACAAGAAAGAATCTTTCTACATTAGCATCCATATTATCTAATTGTTTTTGTAGGTGTCCACTAAACATTGATTGGAAAAAATCAGTGACACTCTTAGCCTCTACAAGCGCACCACCTAATTTGTAGTCACCTACTACCAAAGCCTGTCTAACTACCGTTAGCCCTGCACTCTTGGCTCGCCTATTAATGGCTTCACAAAGTACGCCTCTTTCATTACTGTCTATTATTAAATCAATTTTCGCCATTACTTTCACCTTGACTTTTATG